ATGTCAGCCTGCATTACATACCGTCAAAGCCGCTCTAACGCCACTACGCGCACGCCTACTCTTGATGTCTCCTTGCCTAAGCCTCTAGGCAGTAAACGCTTTGTGATGGGCCTAGCGCGCCTTCCTGCCGCAGAGCATCGGGGATTCGTTGATCGCCTTAATGCCTACCTGAAAATATCAGCCATACGGGCGCGGGGGACTCCTGCGGATGGCTTAGACCACACGTCAACAGTCCGGCGATGGATTGACGAAGAGATGATACGTGTTTTGCAAATATCATCCGGTGTAAGCCCTTCGATGCACTTCGAGGCATACGCCCAGCAGCAGACGCTTAACACGCTCATGGCGCTACAGCATCAGCAGGCCATCGGAGCGCCATCAGCGGTATCCAACGCTATGCAAGAGGTTGCGGCGTTACAGGCTCCAACATTTGGCGAATTGGCGAAGATGTACATACGCGAGTTGGAAGCCTCTTCTCTTTCCCTGGGAACTCTCAGAAATAAGAAGCAGGTGTTTAATGTTGAGCTTGGGTGTATGCAGGTGTCCGGCAAGAGCCTTTGCAGCCCTGACACGTCCATACTTGATGTCACCCGCTCAATGCTTATTGACTGGCTCACTGTGACACTAGAAGGGCTGGCGGACGGTACGAAGAGTAACCGCTATGTTGAGGTGCAATCTTTCTTCAAGTGGATAGAAGAGACACAGAACGTAAGGGGGTTCGTAAATCCTGCCGTAGCGTTGAAGCCGAAGAAGGGTAAAGCAGCAAAGGTATCATTGCCTGGAGACACCTCAAAGCGCTGGACCGATGAGCAGCTTAAGCGGATTCTGCCGGCCACGGAGAGCGATACGGCGGGCTGGCTGATACGGATCATGGCGTACACGGGCCTTCGACTGGATGAGGCCGCACAGCTTCATAAAGCGGATTGCAAGCTGATGCAGACCGCTGAGGGTGATTCATTTTATGCGCTGACGATCGCTGTAGACGCTGACGGAACTAAGAAGCTTAAGACAGCCGCATCCGTTCGGATTGTTATCTTGGGCATGCCTAAAAGGCACATTGCAGAGTTCACAGCGTGGCTTAATGGCGTGCCGGCCACTGCTAGTAATATCTTCCCGCTGTTGACTAGAACGCCCGACAAAGGCTATTCAGACTCTGCCTATGCTCAGACAAAGAAAGTCCTAAACGTCACTGTGCCAGAGGCGCGGAAGGGGCAGGCAAATCACTCATTCCGGCACGCATTCACGGACCGCTGCGAGAAGTCTAAAATGCCCCTTAAGCTGATTAAGCGGGTCATAGGCCACTCTCAGGAGGATGATGTAACCCTAGGCACGTATACGAGTGACTACACGCCCGAAGCTGTCTATAAGGAATTGAAGGCGGCAGGCATCTGGGATGGCTTGCTAGAGGATTGATAGTGTACACTTTCAAGCTATTTTAATGGCTTGAGGGTGTATGTTATGCAGAAGTGGATGGCAGTTAGTGCGGTGCTGCTGGCGGTGCTGGTAGGATTTGGTGCGTATACCTTTAAGACCACTGCGCGCTTAAACAGTGAGCTTGCTGGAAGCTACGAGCGCCTGTTCATAGAGAATTGCGGCAGTAAAGTGGACGCCAAGGCGTGGGTATTGAGAACATATGCCGGATACTCAGAGGACAGCGCTTTAGAGTGGGCGCAGCGCCAGCATCAGCAATGCTTTAAGGCGGTTAAGGATGTAGGGAATACGCTGGCAAACCTTGCGCGTGTTGACGCGGACACATCGCTGTTTGTGCAGGCGCAGCTGTTTGAACATGGGATTCGCCCGCAAAAGCGGGAGGATAAAAGTAAAGGGTAGTTATGGACGAATTTATTGTGACTAACGGCCACCTGCCGACGGTTGAAGAGATAAAAGCTGCAAGGGCAGAGGCAGGACTGACGCAGGAAGACGCGTCCAAGTTGCTGTATGTCTCCTATGAAACGTGGAAGACATGGGAAGCTAACCGGGAGTCTAGGCGCTCTGTACAAATGTCCGCGATAGCTTGGGAGCTTTTTCTAAACAAGCGATTCATGGGGTAGACCACTGATTCACAATAAATTCTGCCGCTGTTAGGCCCGCATGAGCTCAATGCCGTGCGGGTTTTTTAACGTCTGAATGTTGACGTGTAATAATTACACCTGTAAAGTTCACTCCATCGAACGGCGCAACAGCAACACAGCGCCTTTCACCGGTCTTTAAAAACTCAACAGCTTAAGAGAGTTTGCAAATCCTTAAGGCTCACATGCTGGGCCTTAACAGTTTACAAACTTAAACAGAGAAGGAACTGCCATGCTTCAACATTGGAAAGAAGTAACAAAAGACGAATTCATCAAAGCTATAGGCAATAAAGATGTCCACCCGACACCTGTCGGCAACTTCCCTTACACGTCCTTCTACAAGACACGCCAAGGCTTCGTGATGGGAAAAATAGAGGACTACTACCCGGAGGGGAGCAGACTCGTAAAGAGCCGCTACTACCTACCAGCTGACAACTAAACCGAACTTATACAAAGGAAAAAAATGACTGCCCTCACACTTCACGCACAGCCTTACAGCCTTAACGAACGCGGTTTCTACTTCAAAAGCTTTGAAGAGTACGAAGCTAAGTATGCGGAGAATGTTTCAAAAGAAACCGGCCTGCCAGTAGAAGAGTACGAAATCCAGCTAATTGACGGGTACGCAGATGATGAATTCGCATTCGAAGCGATGAAGGTCAATCAATGCAACATAGAAGAGTTCTTTGAAGCGGCGGAAAGAGTTTCTGAGTTAGTTGAAGACGAAAAAGCTGCCGTCAAATACTTGATGCAGCATTTGCAAAAGTCTTTTGAAGAGGCTTTGGAAGAGTGCGAAGACATTAGTATCTATCGTGGCACCCTAACAGAAGTCGGGATGGAATTGGCTGAAGCTTCTAGTTTACTAGATGGGGTGCCAGATGAAGTTAGCCGCTACTTTAACTATGAGTCCTATGCACGGGACATTGAGTTTAATGGGGGCTTAGTTGAAATTGAGGATGACGTGTACGTGATGGCATAACTAATGCCTCCTAATCCAAAAGTCTTGAAATCATTCAGGGCTTTTCCGTTAGGGCGCCCCGCCTTAAACCTCCTAATTTACAAACCAAAGAGGGCAGACTATCATCATGATAGATACGAAACCAATTGAGCGCCTTGCACTATACAAAAGCGCAAAAAGTATGGAAGACTTGGCTGAAAGTCTGGTGCAGTCCGAACATGACGACGCGAGGGCATACGCAGAGATGATGACCAAGAGAGTTAAGGAGGCCGTAGACATGGCAGAATCAAGGCTAGAAGCCAGTAACCGCGAGCTTAAGGCAGACATTAGCCACATCGCTAAATTGGTCTGGGGCGTGCTTATCGTGCTTGTCGTGTCCCTGCTGACTGGCGCGGGTGCAATCATCGTCAAATATATTCTAACGAAGTAAAACCCTTAGGCGCTCGCGTGGCGGGCGCTATCACCTTATAACCATCTGGAACCCCTACATGGCAAAGTACCCCATCGCTGAATCCCTGAACATTGATCTTGCCGCGCTTGACGTATTCCAACTAGACGGCTTGCAGCAAGAAGCCCGCGAGGCCATGAACGCAGCCCGTGACAAGCAGCAGCGCGAAACCATCAAGCAGATAAAGGAACTTGCGGCGAGTGCGGGCATTGACCTTGCAAGTCTGGCCGCTGGTGCGGTGCCTAAGGCCGCGAAGTTGGAAGGCAGCGCCAGCGCAAACAAGGGGCGGAAGTTCCCGCCTAAGTTCCGTAACCCTGCAAACTTTGAAGAGACATGGACGGGCCTGGGGCGCAAACCTGTTTGGGTGCAAACTTACCTAGAAAACGGCGGAGACCTAGACCGCCTTCGGATAGCTTAATAAGCAATCGTTAATAAGTATTTCAGCATGATTAGAGGGGAGGCCGTAGGCCCCCCTTTTTAAACGGCCGTTCGATACGACAATGGCCTTATAAGTCTATACAAATATCCCTTTGCGGTATTAAATGCCGCTGTCTCATGCATAGCCCGCTACTTGAAATGTGTCACGTACTGCCAGGGTAGTTTGCACCGATATATTTCGTAACATAAAATTCGCCCGCATATTCCCACAGCAATAGCGTGGGCATTTTTTTAGTTGTTATAGGTAGAGGGTAAGCTCTAACAATATGACAATTTCAATTACACACACTAGAGAAAGCAGCACGCACCACACCCATTTCACGCCTTGACCGCCTCAGCGTCTTTGCGTGTCTTTCATCCTCTATAGGAGCATTTTATGTCTGTCCAAATGAAAACCCTTCAGGCTCGCCAATCCTTTGATTCTGCAATGAAATCTAGTGGTATTCGAGTTGGCCACGCTGATCTAATTCGCGCATCTATAAACGGCGTTTACGTTTTGTCCGGAAATATGATTGACGCGGCTCACGGCGTCAATGCTTCTCGCTGGACCTGCACAAGTAACCTCTATCAACGGCTGCGGCACAAGATGGAAGAGGGCAAGCATGTTATCCGCTTGGATAGCGATACAGCTACCCGCTCCGGTATTCCCGCGCCTTGTGTTCGGTACGAGGGAACGGTGGCGCTCAAGCGCGGAACACGCACTTCAATTTTCTACACCGCAGAAGGCTACGCGTTGATTGCCAACACTCACCAGAGCCCTGAGCACAAGCAAATCATGCTGGAGATGCTGGGCAAGTATTTTGGTCAGTCGGAAGCAAGCGCGCAAACGCCTCACGTCCTCGCCAAGTCCTTCAACGGCACAGCTTTCGAGTTCCGCGAAGACGGCTATTTCAACATGACCAAGGCCGCGAAGGCTTACGGGAAGCAGCTGGACGAGTTTTGGCGCTATGAGAAGGTACAGGCGTATGTAACGGCTCTGGGTAAGGCACTCGGTTTTAATTCCCGTGAATTCACGGGTTTTAAAAAAGACCTGACAGAGGCCAAGAAGGGCCGCTATCACTCCGGCACCTGGGCGCATCCGAAGCTAGCAGTGTTCTTTGCTCGCTGGCTGGACGTTGAGTTCGCTGTCTGGTGTGACATGGTGATTGATAGCCTGCTACGCGGCCAGACGACCATCAATATTCAAGTTGATACGCCCGCCGAAGTCCTCCGAGTCCCTGAGACGGCTGGAACGCTCCGGGCCTCTGCGACCTACGCGGCAAACATGGAACTCCGCAAAGAACTTGAAGTGGCGAAAGAGAAGGCCAGGACGTTGCAGGAGCGCGTGGAGCACCTGGAGACCGCCATACGCAACAGAGACGACGTCGCAGCCTGGAACGCCAAGCTAATCGCAGCGGCCCACGGCGAACTGAAACGCCTTCAAGAACTGGAAAGCCGCGTGAAGGCCGTTCGTGGCCTGCTTGTCGCCATCGGGGAGACAGTCCAGCTGCAATAACACACACCGTCCATGCAATTACACACACTAGAGAAGGGCTATCTCCCACGCCCCTTTAATACCCTTTCTAATTCTTTAAGAGGAACCTCTGATGCATGGTAATGAATCCCGCCAAAAGACTGTAAAGACTGAAAAGCGCTACAAGTCCTTCAAAGCTGAAGAAGTAGAAGTAAGTCAAAAGAATAAAGTCAAAGAGCGCTCCAAAGCTCGAAGAACATCTGCAAAGCGTCTCTGGCTAGAAGTTTAATTTCCTGCCATCTCTTCCCCTGTAAACCTATAAAGCTTCCGTAACCCATTTTTATCGCCTGTAGTTCACGGCGAGGGAAAGTTGCGCCCGCAATTTATGGAAGCTTTAAATAATCGTAAAGATTTTAAAGCTTATGTTTAACTCCATTGTTGAAACAGCACTAAAGACCCCCTATGACATCATGGCCGCCAAGTACGGCGAGGAAATGGCCTCAAAGCAATTAGAACTTGAGTATGAGGCTAAGGCTGGCGCGGAAAGAAAGGTTTTGGCTGCATTGGCTAAGGACGCGGAAAATGGGGTGTTCCATGAGACGTTGGTAGGTACGCGAATCATCGGGCGGTTGATAACCCCAATAGCTAACAGGCTTGCAGAGTGGACGGCAGCGGCAAAGGGGAGAAGAGGAGTAAGACATTCGGCCCTTCAATATTTCTTGCAGCTTCCTGAAATTAACGAAAAGACACTTGAGACGCGCTATCAAAAGCTGGCGTATGTCGGCCTGAAGAATGGCGTATCCGCCTCAATGCTTAAAAACCCTCTCCCAATCGTTGCGATTTACAAAGCTATAGGAAGAGATATCGAAGAGGAAATTCAATTCACTGAGCTATTAGCGTCGATGCCAGCCGCCAAAGCAAGAAAGATACGTCAAGGTGTAAAAGAACGCGCTGAAGAGTCTTACAAGCGCTGCTACATGCGGGCCATTGCAGAGCACCATAAAATTAAGACTGAAGCGTGGCCAACAGAAGCACGCCTCCGAGTTGGCGAGGTAATTTTGAACTGCTGTATTGAGGCTGGGATTTTTGAAACGCATACCTTAATGCCTCTTTCAAGAAAGCTGAAAGACAGCATTACATCAATCACAGCGTCAGAGGGTTTGAAAGAAGTTATCTCGAAATACTCTCAAGGGTTAATGTTAAGCGCACAGCGATACTTGCCAACGGTGATACCTCCAAGGCCATGGAAGAACGCAGAGGAGGGAGGCTATTGGACAGAAGCGACGAAGACAACACTATTTAGAATTCCATCAAGTGCCGCAAAGAGCGTTGTAGATGATTTCCATAAAGAATTGGCAGACGTTGACATGCAGCAAGTGTTGGATGCCGTGAATAGGCTTCAGGCCACACCATGGCAAGTTAACTCAAAAGTCTTAGACGTTGCTCGCTCTCTATGGCGGGATGGCTTTACAGGTGGGGCGGGCCTTCCTGGGATAGAGCCATTAATCCCGAAAGATAAAGCAGAGGCAAGAAAGGTATTTCCAGACTTACCAGAGTCGGCCACAGAGGAGGAGATAAAGGCTTACAGGAAAAAGAAAACTGAACTGTATAAAGCTGAGAATAGAAGGGCTTCACGGGCTTTAAGGGTTACAGGGATTATAGAAACAGCACAAACCTTTAGGCACGAACCAAAGATTTACATGCCGCACTCTCTAGATACTCGCGGTAGACTTTATCCCATTCCTGCATTTAATCCACAAGGCGACGACCTCACTAAATCCCTTCTTATTTTCGCCAGTGCCGGCCCTATTGGTACAGAAGAAAACTTAAAGCTCTTCAAGATGCATGGGGCGAATGTCTTCGGGCATGACAAGTGGTCAATCAAAGAGCGCGTAAAGTGGGTAGATGAAAACTCAGAGCTTTTACTAGAAGTTTCCGAAGACCCTAAAGGAACCTATTCCTATTGGTCCAAGGCAGATAGCCCGTTTTGTTTTCTCGCCTTCTGTTTCGAGTACGCCGGTTATATTCGTGATGGTCTTTCATTTGAGTCTCGCATTGTCCTGGCCTTTGACGGCTCCTGTTCAGGTATTCAGCACTTTAGCGCCATGTTGCGTGATGCAGTAGGCGGGCATGCCGTTAATCTTGTAGCAGGCGGTGAACGCCAAGACATCTATCAACTTGTAGCCGATAGATGCATGCGCCTGGTAGCCGCAGATGCTGAGAATGGAAGTGGAGATGTCACAGAGACACGAGACTATGACGGGGAGAAAGTCGAAGTAACAAAGTTTGGGAGTAAGACGCTTGCGCAGCAGTGGCTAATGTTCGGCATTGAACGCAACACAGTAAAGCGCTCCGTGATGACCTTGGCTTATGGCTCCAAAGAATACGGATTCCGTGAGCAAGTACTGGAAGACACTATCCAGCCAGCCATGGAAATGGGGGCGATGCCCTTTAGCTCTGCAAATCAAGCGGCGGGCTATCTGGCACATTTGATTTGGACTTCTGTTCAGTCCGTAGTCGTTAAGGCTGTGGAGGCAATGAAGTGGCTCCAAAAGGCTGCGGGGGTGATTTCTAAAGCTAATCATCCTATCAAGTGGTTTACACCTGATGGAATGCCCGTGCAGCAGTTCTATTACCAGATGGAGTCGAAGCGGGTCCAATTCATCATAGGCGGAACTAGACGGCTATTCACTGTTGTTGAGGGCACGGCGACAGTTAATCCAGTTAAACAGGCGTCAGGTATTGCACCGAACTTTGTTCATAGCCTGGATGGTTGCCACATGCGCATGACGATTAATCACTGTCATGACAAAGAGGGTATCAGGAATTTCGGAATGATCCATGATTCTTTTGGCACCTCAGCGGATAAGGCCGTAGCGATGTTCAAGGGGGTCCGCGCCACGATGGTACGGCTTTATGATGAATTTGATCCTTTGGCGGCATTCGCCACACGCATTAAGGCCACGCTAGATGAAAATCTTGCTCAGCAAATTGAAGCCCTTCCACAAAAAGGCAGCTTAGACCTTCACGGCATTCTTGAGTCTGAATTCGCCTTCACTTGACACCACAATCACACAGACGCCAAAGCCCTTGAATGGGCTTTTGGTGTTTCTACGTCTAATTACACACACTAGAGAAAGGAGACTCCATGTCCCGCTTTGCTGAATCCGCGACGTTTGAATCTGAATCCAAAGAGGTATTAACCGCCCGCAGTGTTCAGGCCCAAAGCCCGAATGCTGGTCGTGTCTTTGAAGCAACTGTCACATTCCCGAACCGTGAAGGCGTGCAACGCATTGACGCCGATGAAATTGACCAAAAGGAGAAGTAAGAAATGAACGCAAAACAACGTCGCCAGTCCTTCCGCAAAAATTCCAATGGCCCAAAGGCAAACGGAGTGCCATGGAGTGTAAATGTTGAGATTGACGAGCATATGGTCATGCACATTGAAGCAGAGAAAGAGGTGTCGAAAATTAAAGACCTGATCCGTGCAGATGTAGCCATTACTCTTACGCGAAAGCCCGAAACACGCACCGAGCGGTTTAAAGCAGCATGGGTGGCAATCAAGAGAGCACTTAAAAAGTAAAGGGCTGCTATGGCTAAGAAGCCAATTTTTACGCACGTTGAGCCGCAGCTTGCTGTTTCTTTTAACCGCAGTGCCGTTGAAAAAATTATTAGGGAGAAGGGACGGGTTCGAGTCGATGCCAAAATTGATGGTATTCGGTGTGTGGTAATCCGCGATGTCGATGGTGTGTATCATGCAATTTCACGCAAGGGAATTTTGATAAAGTCATTAGCGAAGATTGTGGATGATACATTTCAAAGGCTCTACATCCCTGATGGACTCTGTGTTGATTGTGAGGTCGTTATAAGGGGACTGCCCTTTGAAGAACTATCTGGAACGATTCGCCGTGATGAGTTGATCCCTAATGAGTTAATCAGCTCAGTAATGTTTTATCCCATCGCAATGGTTGGCAAGGCTGCAATGGCAGGGCTTGCAGCTATAGAGGCGGAGCCAAGTCTTGATGCTTTCAAAATTACTGCCCTGCTTTTCAGTAGGCACATCGCACACATCCCATTTACTTACGCCTACCACATTGATGATGTTTTTAACGCATACAACACTTTCCGAAGCTTAGGGTATGAAGGGGCGATGGTTAAAGATGTTTCAGACATCTACAAGAACGGCAAGAAAGTTGGCTGGTGGAAGATCAAGCCAAGCGAAACGGTAGATGGTGTCATTGTCGGCGTAGAAGAGGGAGAGGGGAAATATCTAGGAAGCCTGGGAGCCTTCAAAGTCAGGCTTGAAGATGGGCGGTTTACCTCTATAGGTTCTGGCATTTCGGATGAAGACCGCGTAGCCGCGTGGGCGAATCCAGAGATGTTCATTGGTCGTTACGTTGAGATTAAGTTTATGGAAAAGACATTAGCAGGAAATCCACGCCATCCGGTACTTAAAGCGTTTCGTGATCTTAACTATTCGAAAGGAAGCAAGCTGTGAAAGTGTTTGATGTAAAAGAAATTGAATATACCCAAGTGACCCGAGGTGAGCGCGTTCACCGCCTTTGGCGTCTCGGCGTAGGTCCGTGCGGTAAAGAAGTCATTCAGATTAAAGCGGTTGTGGGGAGACAGTTCTTACAGACCCAACAAGTAACGGCGTGTGGGGAAGTTAAATCGTTCTTTGTTCCGCTTTCGCACATTATTTCTACAATTCAAATCACCACGAAAGAAAGTGAGGCCGTGTAATGCTCGAGCATGTACTAGGCATCCGCAGCAATGACCGAGCAGGTCGTACATCATGGCATGGCGCCCTAGCGAATAAATCGAGCACTCTTGAGAATAGAGAATGTTCGCTCTCGGAAAAAGACCACAAGTGTCTCTCTGAGGCTGATGCGGCTTCTATTCTCAACGCTGGCATCAGCGCCATGAAAGACCGTGCGGCTGTCAGGGACGATGCAAAAAAAGCTGAGCGCAGCATGAAACGCACTGTTGAAGCGTTCAATGCGCTGACCGGGTCCAGTATGACAGAGGTTCACGGATGGCAGTTCATGGCTGTTCTTAAGCTGGCGCGGGCCAATGGCGGCAACTTCCATCTTGATGACTATGTGGATGGTGCGGCTTACATGGCCTTGGCGGGTGAGAGCGCTTCGGAGGAAAACACCAAAACGCTACCCAATATTTAACTTAATCACAAAAGGAGAATTTATATATGGCAAAAGTAAAACTGATCAAAATGGTGTCCGGTCGCGCCCTGGCGGTGTTTCCGTCTGTGGAGAAGGAAGAAGTGTATGAAGGCAAGGGCCAGGATAAGCGTGTTATCAGCTTTGTGCAGGAAGATGGCAAGCTGGACAAGAAGATCATCAGCGCATGCGAAGAGGCCTGGGAGGCAATCAAAGACAACCCGGAATCGTTCGGAGTGAAGGGCAAGGCGCTTAAGCAGGTGCTGGCAGACCCGGAAGACTTCGACAAGCCCCAAATGCCCTGGAAGGAGAACAAGGACGGCGATACCCAGTTCAAGGCCACTTGCAACCATCTGGATACTCGCACGGATGAGCCGCGTAAGGTGCCTGTCTTCGATGGCCGCGCCAAGCCCACCGCTGCGATTGTGACCCATGGCAGCACTGTAAAAGTAGAGTTCGCCATCCAGCCCTACGTGGTGTCGGATCGTGTATACGGCGTCAAACTGCGCATGGACACGGTACAGCTGATCAAGCAGGGCGATGGCGTAGGCGGCAGCAATCCCTATGATGTTGAAGACGATGCGGAAGAGTTGGACGACTCCGCAGCGGCTGGTAACGCCTACAGCGATGAAGACAGCGAACTGGCCGATTACTGAGAATGGCGGGAAGCTTCTTTAACCGAAAAGGAGGGTGGAGCAAGCACAACAAAGGTGAGTATCGAAGCGGGCTTGAAGATGCAATCTGCACCTCTTTGGAGTCTAAAGCCATCCCTGTAGTGTATGAGGCCTTTTATCTTGATTACACCATTCCAGAAAGCGGCCACAAGTACACCCCTGATTTCATCTTGCCCAACGGCATCATCATTGAGTCTAAAGGCCGCTTTATGCCTGAGGACCGTAAAAAGCATCTACTGATCAAGGCGCAATACCCTGATATAGATATCCGATTTGTATTCAGCAATCCCAACGCCAAGCTCTATACAGGCAGTCCCACGTCTTATGCCGCTTGGTGCGCAAAAGAAGGATTTCAGTTTGCAAAGAAAGAAATTCCCATTGACTGGATCAAAGAGCCTAAGAAGGCGCTGCATCCCGCCTTGAAGGAGAAGAAAAGTAAGAAAGGATAATTGACCAATGGCTTTTAAAGAGCGAAAGGAAACCAAATTTATCGCTGTTCATTGCAGCGCCACTAAGCCAAGCCAGAATTTCGAGGCATCGGACATCCGCCGAATGCACTTACAGCGCGGTTGGATGGATATTGGCTACCACGTAGTCATTACCCGCAGCGGCGAGGTTCAGAGCGGTAGAGACATTGAAGCTATCGGCGCACATGTTGAAGGCTTCAACGCCGTTTCCGTGGGGGTGTGTTTGATTGGCGGCGTTTCTGAGAAGGACGCAAAGACTCCTGAGAACAATTTCACACCTGAGCAATTCAAGGGATTGAAGACTGTATTGAAGTCTCTCAAAGAAATGTACCCGCAAGCTGAAATCCTGGGGCACCGCGATTTCCCGAAGGTGGCTAAGGCGTGTCCGAGCTTTGACGTTAAGGACTGGCTGAAACAGGAAGGCATCGCCTAATGAGCTTCGAGGCATCAGAGGGCGCTCTACGCACGCACCTGCCTTGTGACGATTGCGGGTCTTCTGATGGCCTCGCAGAGTATGCAGAGAGTACCTACTGCTTTGTCTGTGAGAAATACACGCCTATCGAAGATACCTCAAACCGTCCACGAAATAAACGAATGAAAGGGGACATGGAGAAACTTTTAGATAGTGCTGATGGGGTCTTTGCGGACATTAAGAGCCGTGGGCTATCTCGAAAAACTTGTGAACGATACGGGTATTGGCAAGGTAAGTATTCAGGAAAGCCCGTTCAGGTTGCCGATATCCGCGACTTGGATGGCACTTTGATTCATCAAAAACTTAGATTTGCCGGAAAAGAGTTTTTAACCCTTGGGGGCACGCCAAAGGTTTTTGTCGGCCAGCATTTGTTCCCAGCCAAAGGCCGCAAGGTAGTTATCACTGAGGGCGAAATAGACATGCTAACTATCGCCCAACTTGACGGATGTAAATGGCCGGTCGTGTCTGTTCCAGCTGGAGCAGGCTCCGCCAAGAAGGTTTTTAAGGAGCAGTATGAATGGCTGATAGGGTTTGATGAAGTCGTAATCGCATTTGATATGGATGAACCAGGGAGAGAAGCCGCGATTGAATGCGCTTTAATTCTTCCTCCTGGCAAGGCAAAGCTGCTGATCCTTACCGAAAAAGACGCAAATAAAATGATGTCTGAGGGCAAGGAGCAAGAGCTACGTAATGCCCTATGGAATCCACAGCCTTACCGCCCTGATGGCATCTTGAATGGCTCTTCCCTGAAAGACCGCATCAAGACTCTGGGGAAGGTTAAAGGCCTTTCTTGGCCAAAAGCTTGGGAGGGAATGCCAATTGTTGAATATACCCGTTGTATTCCTGAGAAGCGTCTTATTACTATCGGCGCTGGCTCTGGTGTTGGTAAGTCTACTCTTACACGCTTTTTGTCGTATTTCATCGGCGTACAGCACCACACAAAAGTGGGCATGGTTTATTTGGAAGAAGGCGCTGAAGAAACCGGACAGGCGTTGATGTCGTATCACTGCGGCAAACGCCTTCATCTTGAGGATGTTGACAATGAAACTTGGGAGGAAGCATTTAATGCCACTTTGGGTACTGGTAATTTCTGCCTATATGATGCTTTTGGCAGCGTCGAGTCCGATAATCTTCTTAGTCGCATACGCTATTTGGCGGTTGCGGAGGAGTGCAAATACATCATCCTTGACCATATCAGCATTGCCATCAGCGGACTTGAAGGGAACGGTGACGAGAGGAAGCTGATTGACAAACTGATGACTGAGCTTCGATGCATCGTAGAAGAAACGGGCTGCACAATATTTGTTGTATCCCATCTTACCCGAAAGAGCGGACAGGGCGCAGTTGCGCATGAAGAGGGCGGGCAAGTCTCAACTAAAGATTTTCGTGGCTCTGGTGCAATTTTACAGCTTTCTGATGTCACTTTTGGTCTTGAGAGAAATACCCAAGATCCGATTTTAAGAGATTACACGACAGTAAGGGTTCTCAAAGTTCGCTATACCGGTCTTTCCGGCATTGGCGGCTATCTTTATTTTGACCATCAAACAGGGAGGCTAAACCCGGTATCTGAGTTGCCAGCGAGTGGCGACGGCGGATATCAGAATGAGGAGGGATATTAATGTATGAGGCTTAAAGGCAAGCCATTTGTCGTCTTTGATATCGAAACTAATGGCCTGTTAGTTACTGTAAACAAGTTTCACTGCGGAGTTGTCTACGACTCCATTGCGGACAAGTACATCCGGTTTCGTCCGGGTGAACTGCAAAGCTTAGTCAGCTATATCAAAGAGCGCCAGCAGATGGGCTTTGTGGCGGTAGCGCATAATGGCATTAAGTATGATGTGCCCGCCATAAACAAAATTCTGGGCAGCGAAGCTCTTCAAGAAATGTTCAATCCTCTCTTTGTTGATACCTTGGTTCTTTCCCGTCTTATCTTTTCCCATTTGAAGACGATGGGAGCGGAGATATCTAACTGGAAGAGGGGGAAAATACCAGGGAAACTTTACGGCTCACATAGCCTTAAGGCCTGGGGCTATCGCTTAGGAGAGCTTAAAGGCGACTATGGCGAGCAAGAAGAGGCATGGAGTTTCTTTAATGAAGACATGCTTGACTACTGCGAGCAGGACGTAAGAGTTACCAAGAAGCTTTACCTGCTGTTGGTTTCTAAAGACTACTCTGATGCGGCTATTACGCTTGAGCACAAAGCAGCGTGGCTCTTGGCGAAGATGGAGCGCAACGGCTTCCCCTTTGACACAGCGGGGGGGCTGAGGCTTGCAGACACACTGCAAGAACGCTTCAACGAGCTTGAGAAAATCCTAAAGGCCGCAGCGCCACGCATCCCAGATAAGGTTTTTGTCCCTAAGCGTGATAACGCCAAGATGGGATACAAGGCCGGCGTGGGCATCCAGCGCTACAAAGACTTTAACCCTGGCAGCCGGCAGCAGATTATGTGGCTGCTTGAAAATCTTTTCGAGTACATGCCTGACAACCATGAACTCTATCGGGAGAAGGGTGAACTGGATGAGGATGGGCGGCCTGTCACCAAAACGACCCTCAAGCTTGACGATGCCACTTTTAAGTTCATTGCCACAGACCAGGAAGCCCCCGCTGAGCTTCGACAATTTGCGGAGATTCTAAGCGAATACTTCATGTTGTCGAAGCGCCTGGGCCAGCTTGCTGATGGTAAGGCCGCATGGCTGAAGGTAGTGACGCCTGAAGGGTTCATTCACGGGGCTGTCAATCCTAACGGCGCTGTAACGGGGCGTGCTACGCATTCCGCGCCAAACATGGGGCAGGTGCCTGCGGGCCGGGCGGCGTATGGCCCTGAATGCCGTTCGCTGTTTGGGCCGAATGAGCGTTTTAGAGGATGGGTGCAGGTTGGCACGGACGCTTCCGGTCTAGAGCTTCGCTGTCTTGCGCACTTCATGCATGAGTTCGACCAGGGCGAATACGCATATGAAGTCGTTAATGGAGATATCCATACCAAGAACCAGCGCGCCGCAGGGCTTCCAAGCCGTGACAACGCGAAGACATTTATCTATGCGTATTTGTACGGCGCTGGTGATGAAAAGATTGGCAAGATTGTTCGTAAGGGGGCGTCTGAAGGTAAGGCGTTGAAGGCTGCCTTTCTGGAGCAAACCCCCGCGCTTGGTGATCTTAAAGATTCAATTGCCGAACAGCTGGGCGCGCACTTCGATGTCAAGAAGCGCAAAGTAGTTTTAACGCGCAATTACCTCGTAGGCCTTGATGGCCGTCATGTTCATGTTCGCAGCAATCACGCGGCTTTAAATACCCTTTTGCAATCTGCGGGCGCGCTTGTGTGCAAGTACTGGATTGTGCGCACTGATGAATTGTTGCGAGAGCGCGGCTATTTGCATGGCTGGGAGGGCGACTATGCCTATATGGCGTGGGTGCATGATGAAATGCAGATTGCCTGTAGAAAAGAGATTGCTGAAGAAGTCATTCAGATAGCTCAACTGGCAATGCGGGAAACAGAAGCTTATTTTAATTTTAAAGTCCAGCTGGACGCCGATGGAAAGATTGGCGCGAACTGGAAAGATTGTCACTGAGGAGGTTTAAATATATGCAGCTTACCTATATCAAATTTCTTGCCCGGCTCTGCCGCTTGTTCTTGAAGTTGGAGAATGCGATGTACTCTAAGACACTGTCTGTAGAGAACGCCTATCACAAGAAGGAGATGGAAAAGATTGATGCAGCTAAAGAGCAAATTAAAGAGTTGGAAAAATACATTCAAGATCATCCGGCTCATGTGGCAAAGAAGCTGATGGAGGCGCGAGTATGAATCACTATCTGCAAGTTCTGCTTTTTATCCGCATGTGTCCGCAAAAGTTTCAGTCTGATTATTCCCGTGCCAATGCCCGGCATGTCGCAGAAGCGGCCAGCCGAGGCCACATTACTTGCACGGTAAACGGCATTAATTCTGGCGAATGGATGGTGACGGATAGCGGCGTCAATTTCATGTCCATGAACGGCCTTCAAGTTCGGAGCGCAAGCTATGCCTGAAAAGCGGCTTCGGCTGATCTATGACCTAGACGCCATCGCCTTTAAAGCGTGCTCTGCCGCTGAAAAGGATGTTGACTGGGGTGACGGGTTTTGGAGTGTTTATGCGCAAGAGGTCGACATTATTGCTTGTTACGAACACATCATCCAGCAGCACAAGGAGGCGGTACGAAAGCATTACAGCTTGAAGGAGTTTAAGGCCGCTGAGATTGTGTTCGTGCTCTCTGTTGGCGACAACTGGCGCATCAAGTACGAACCCACTTACAAAGCATCGCGCCGTAGAGCCGTAAAGATCAATCGTAAGCCGGTAGGTTATTACTGGCTGCTCAATTATGTGCAACAGCTTTCGGATGTCCGATGGCGGGATGGATATGAAGGTGATGACGTGGCGGGTATCTTGGCAACATCGGAGACTGATAAATACGAAAATGTAATTGTCGCTCTTGATAAAGACTTCAAAACCATCCCCTGCAAGTTTATTCGGCTGACGGATGGGCATCTTTATGACTTGGACCGCACGGAGGCTTTTAGAAATCTAATGCTGCAAACGCTTTCCGGCGATGTGACTGACGGCTATCCAGGTTGTGAGGGTGTTGGTGCCGTGAAAGCGGGACGTATCCTAAAAGACCTTAAGTACATCAATGAAATGGAGTTTGCGACAGAGCGCGAATTTTCTTGTGTTGAGTTCAAAAAGCTATTTCCAGATTTGACGCTAAAGCAATTCTGTAAAGAGGGGTTCGAGGAAGAAACAAAGGCGGCAATGATAGCAGGTGAGGATGCCTACTTGCGCCAGTATTATCTTGCTCGGATTTTGAAGAGCGGAGATCGACTACCAGAGGAGGTGAGTGTATGAAACTCTTGACGGCACCACAGTTGGAACGCTTCAACAAACAGTTTGATGCGCGAACTTATATTTCTGATCAAACGGTTTCCTTGGATTTTATTCGTGGGGTTCAGCATGTTGTCGATATGGTCAATGCACTCTCCAGAGACGAAGAAGAGGAGGACTAATGTGTATCTTTAAAGCGCCATCCATTAGCGCGCCGGCAGCGCCTGAAATTAAGCCACCTGAAATTAAACCGATGGAGGAGTTGGCAGTTCCCAAAATGGGGGCCGATGATGTTGACAACGCCCGGAAGTCGGCAGGCAAGGAATCACTGAAGATTAATAAAGAGCCGCCAAAAGAAACCAAGGGGACGACGGGAATCAATAAGGCTGGATTTGGCGGCACAACGAAAGGGGGTAAGTAATGGGATGGCTTGGAAAAGTTTTAGGGTTGGATAAGAAGATTGATATTCCCCCTCCGCCCCCGCCGCCCGCCCCCGCCGCGAATAACTATGATGATTCGGCAAAATCAAAAGAGTTGGCGGATATGGAGGAAAGCGAGGCAGTCATTCGACGGCGTGGTAAAGGAAATCTGCGGATTGCGAAGAAGAATGTGACGGGGCGCTCTGGAGCCGCTGGCGGAGCAGGGGCTTCGACTTCTACGGGGACTAACCTGTAGTGGCAGCAAAGGCATCTAAATTCAAACCAAAGATTGGAGCCGCCAAACTCTACGATGAACTGAAAAGTAAACGACAGCCCTACCTCAAACGCGCCCAAGAGAACGCGAAGTACACCATTCCTCTGGTGATGAAGACTGAAGGCCAAGACGGTAACGCCAGCTTTGAAGATACTCAGCAAAGCCTGGGAGCGCTTGGTGTCAACTCCCTCGCGGCAAAGCTGACTTCGGCGCTTCTTCCCCCTGGCGTCCCGTTCTTTTCCCTTCAGCCTGACCATCCTACGATGCTGGCGCTTGCTGGTGAGCCGGATAAGAAAGCTCAAGTTGATGGCGAACTGGCCCGAATGGAGCAAACCGCTAATACCTGGGTGGAGACATCGCAGATTCGCACCACAGTAGTAGAGGCCATGCGCCATCTTGTCGTATGTGGCAATGCGCTTCTATTCCTTCCACCAGAGTCCTCCGGCGCAAAGCTCTACAAGCTGGATTGCTATGTTGTACAGCGGGATGCAATCGGCAACGTCCTGCACGTCATTACGGTGGACTCTATTGCCGCAATGGCGCTACCGCCTGAACTGCTTGGAGGCGTGAAGAATATTGACCCGGACAATCCTCAAGAAGAGGTCTCGGTCTACACGCATATCCAGCGCCAGGGCGAAGAGTGGTACTCGTATCAAGAGATTGATGAACAGATGGTCAAGGGGACCGAGAACACCTACCCACTGACCAAATCGCCGTGGATACCGCTTCGCATGACCAAAGAAGACGGCGAGGGCTATGGACGCTCTTACGTCGATGACTACCGCGCAGACCTTGTAACTGTCTCCAAGCTCTCCAAGGCGGTGAACGATCTTGCAGCGGCAGCGGCGCGGGTGCTGTACGGAGTGGAGCCGTCCTACCAGGGCAGCGTTAAACGTCTTACCCAGATTAAAAACGGGGGCTTCACGCTTGCCCGAAAAGGCGAAATCTACAGCATCCAATTGGACAAGTACGCGGACATGCAGGCGGCTCAGGTCCAATTGGACCGTGTAGAGGGCCGCGTAGCTAAAGCCTTCCTGTTGACTAGCTCCATTCAGCGCCAGGCAGAGCGGGTGACTGCGGAAGAGATACGGGCGATGGCCGCAGAACTGGAAGAACTGCTAGGCGGGCTGTACTCGCTACTGACACAGGAATTTCAACTTCCTCTAGCTCGCAGGGTGCTGGCCGTTTTGGAGTCGCTGGGGAAAGTGCCAGCACTTCCTGAAGGCATTGTAGAGCCGACCGTGACGACAGGTGTAGAGGCGCTTGGGCGCGGCCAGAAGCTTATCAAGTATCAGACCTTCCTAGGCATCATTTCCAGCCTTCCTGGCGCTCTTGAGGCAGTGAAGACCAATGCACTAATGACCGCCATCGGCAATGCCTGTGATGTTGATACGTCTGAATTCGTCATGACCGAAGAAGAGATTGCACAGCGAGAGCAGGAACGACAGCAAGCGGCCTTGATGCAGCAGGCTGTACCGGGCCTTGCATCTGGTGTTGGCGGTGCGATGCGCGAGGGTGTCTCTAACGGCCAGCTGGAAATGGGGAGTATCGACGATGTTCAAGCGGCTGCGGGCTAAGCGATTAACAACTTACAAGGAGCAAAACACATATGAGTGAAGCAGTACAAACCTACGATTTTGAGGCGGGCGCAGTTGAGGCCGCGGATGCTGTTCATCTGGAACAGAAGCAGCAAGAAGCCCCTGAAGAGCATCAGCAGGCCGTGAGCCTTGAAGGCGTGGAGATTACGCACAACGGCGAGAAGGTAGAAGTTGAAGACAAGGAAGAAGCAGTTGAGGCCAGCACTGAGGCCAGCAGCACCGATGAAGCCAATAGTGCGTTTTCGGCTGCGGTGGATACTTCAAACGAGTTGAAAGAAAGCTTTGAGGCCGAGGGTGATAAGTTGGCTGAAGTTGGGCTTTCGCTTGAAGGGATTCAAGAAGAGTTCCAGGCGAACAAGGGGAAGATGACTCCTGAAACCCTCGCAAAAATCAAAGAGGCCGGTTACTCGGAGAAGCTGATTAAAGGTTATCTGGCGGGTATGACCGCAGCAGCCAATGAAATCCACCGCCAGTTTATGGGGGCATTGGGGGGAGAAGGCCGATTCCAATCCATGACCGCCTGGGCAAGCGAAAACGCCGATGCGGACCTTGTGGATGCCTTTAATGCGGCGGTAGAGCGCGACGATCTGAAGGCTGCTGCCAGTATTGGAAAAGTGCTGATGGCTGCCCAAGACGCTTCCACGGCCAAGCGCTACGGAACTAAGAACCCGCATCTTCTTGGAGGTGATGCAGGGGCGAATGTTGGCTTGAAAGGCTTTAAATCTGAAGCCGACATGATTAGTGCTTTGAACGATAAGCGCTATGGCAATGATGCAGGCTTCACTCGGGCCGTACAAGAAAAGATCATGGCCATGTAGGCTGCCGAATCAATTACACACACCACAAACTCAATTACACACACTAGAGAAGGCACGTCTGAGGTCTTTCTCTAGGCTCTCTGCTGTCTATTCAAGATTTAACTTTAACATTTTCTCTTCAATAGTCTTTAAGGCGATTGAAGAGCCTGAAGTTTATTTAACCAACTTGGAAATAAATCCATGACCAACTTCAAACAAATCCCATTCCTCAAATTCTATAAGGAGAACTTTAACTATGGCGTCCTTCAACGTAACTACTCCGGGTAACGATTCTAACGATAAGTCTTCTACCGACATTACGATGTTCTTGAAAATCTTCGCTGGCGAAACGCTGGCGGCTTATGCGCGGACTTCTAAGACCGCCGGTAAGCATCTGGAGATTTCTGTTAAGAAGGCAAAATCCGCGCAGTTCCCTGTAATGGGCCGTGGTAAAGCAAAATTCTTGAAGCCGGGTGACGAACTGAACGGCCAAGAGTTCAAGCAGACTGAAAAAGTCATTCAGATTGACGGTTTGCTGACGGCAGACTGCTTTGTATCTGACCTGTATGAAGCGATGTCTCAAGACGCGTTTCGGGCCATGTACGCCGCCCAGCTGGGTGAGTCCCTAGCCATCGCCAAGGACCAGCACGTACTGGCTGAAGCCGCAAAGATGGTTGTGGCTGGCGTAGAGAATCTAGAAGGCCTTGGCAAGCCGGTACTGGCCGATGTGGGCGTTATGCCTGACTTCACCCTGGAAGGCCATGATGCGATTCTGAAGTGGGGTTCTATGTTTGTCCTGCAAATGCAGGCTGTTGCGGCGCGCTTCGATAAGAACTATGTGCCCAAAGCTGAGCGCTACGCCTTCATTATTCCCGAGGTTAAAGCCGTGCTGCTGCGCTATTTGTCCGCAGCTGGCCTTGATACCAATGGTGCCGCCTTCGTGTCGCAGTGGGGTGATATCACTATTGCCGGCATCCCGCTGATTGATGTGCCACACCTGGGAGATTCGGGTGTTGATTTCTCCAACTCCCTGAACTCGGTGGGCCACAAATTCCCTGAAAAGTACGCCGGCAAAACTTACGCCGTTGTCTTCCACAAGGGCGCGGTGGGCACCCTTAACTTGATGTCCATGGGCTTCGAAACTCAACGCTATTCCACCCGTCAAGCGGAACACTTGGTGGCGAAAATGTCTACCGGTCACGGTGGCCTCCGCCCTGAAGCTTCCGCGATGTTGGTAGGCATTGGCGAAATTCCTGAAGTGCCGAAGTCCCGCGCATCTAAGTAATCCGATTAACCACAACTAACAGAAGCCCTTATAGCCCATCCTAACCGTGGATACGTCTATAAGGGCTTTTTTAGTTGTTACATGAGGAGAGAGTATTGTTAGAAAACTTCAATGATGACCCACTGGCCCTTGATGCGGTTAACTTGGTTCTAAGTGAATGCGCAATTGATGGCGTGTCTTCTCTTGAAGACCAAAACAATCTTGATGTTGTCAATGCGGTGAACTGTTTGTCCACTGCACTTCGCTCGGTGTTGTCTAAGGGCTTTAGCTTTAATACCTTTAGCACGACTTACCAACCGGACATGGATGGCTATATCAAATGGCCGTCAAGCGTATACAGCGTTAAAGCGGTGGATGGAACCCGGCTACTGAATCAAGCGGGCTATGTGGTCAAGCCCGATGAAGGGTTTACCCCAATTTTTACTGCCCCATTAGAAGTGACTTTGATTGCGGAGCTTCCGCCAAGTTCTTTGCCCGCACCTGTCTGGGATTACATCGTCTTCAGGGCCGCAGAATTGATGAATGACCGCTGGATTACTTCGGATGTGGTTGGGGTGAACATCAATAAGCACCTTACCGAATCATGGGTATCCTTTCGTCAATGGTGGATTGACGATGAAGACGCCAGCGTGTTTGATGGCAGTGCCGTCCAGAATTTGATGGGCCGGACATGAGTCTAGTTTCCCAAAGCATCAAGAATATGGTGGCGGGAGTCTCCCAGCAGCCTCAAATTCTTAAGATGCCCGATCAAGCAGATGAGCAAATTAATGGCTTCTCTTCGGAGGCTGCTGGGCTTATCAAACGCCCGCCAACGCAACATCTCGCAAAGCTGGAATTGACTGACTCTGAGGTTAATAACGGGTTTGTCCATTTTATCAATCGAGATGAATCAGAAAAGTACATTGCCGTCATTACTCCCTTGACTGACAACCCCCTACCACCGCCGTCTAAGGCTCCATCTGGTGGGATTACCCGCAGCACAAAAGAGGCGCTCTTCTTGACTCCGGGTTCTTCACAGCTGCCAATCCCGCCCAATACGGTGCAGGTAGAGATTTACGCCCTGGGAGGCGGTGGGGCTGGGGGAGGCTGGAAACCTGAAGTTCCGAATAGTCCGGGTCTGCCCTCAAGCGTCAAAGCTGGTCCAAGCTCAATCGCAGTTGCCGGTGGCGGGGCGGTGGGAGAGCGACACAATGCGCCAGGCGCGGGCGGTGCGCCAAACGGCAATCCAGGCCAATGGGCCGCAAAGTACGCTGGAGGTATTGGTGGCAGGCCTCCGGATAATATCTTTGGGGCGGACTACGGTGTTGGGGGCCAGGGACACCGCGATGTGGGGAGCCAGCCTTCGGGCGGGGGTGGTGGTTCGGGGGGCTACGTTAGGGCGGTTGTGGGCGCGGATGTTCTCGCTGGCCAGACGATGCTTGATATCACTGTTGGCGCTGGTGGCAAGGTCAACAACTGGGAGGCCTACGGCGGTCCCCCTGGGCAGCCCGGCAATGGTGGCGCAGTCAAAGTTATTTTCTACATAGACGAAGACAACGGAGGAGAGCCGGAAAAGCCTCTGATGGATTCTTCTATTCGGGTATTCGATCTGAAAGGACAAGAGTACGCGGTAAGGATGTCTGAGTCCGGCTTAGCGTATCTGGCGGGAGCTTCTGGCGGTCTTAGCGGCGCAATCCGCGCGGTGACGGTGGCCGATTACACTTTCATAATGAACCGGCTCAAGGTCACTCAGATGACGAGTAAGAAAAGTGGCGCTGAGCCGAATGAAGCGCTTATCCATGTGAAGCAGGGCCAATACGGCAAGACATATTCCATTTTGATCAATGGCGAACAAAAGGCGGCTTTCACAACTCCAGATGGCTCCAATGCCGGGCACAGTCCGCAGATTGATACTTCATTCATCACCACGAAGCTATGTGAGCAGCTGACGGAAAACGGAGTCAACTTCAACAACGGCAAGAACTGGATACGCATCTATCTGGCCGGTGAAGATGATGCGGTGACGACGGCGGACGGTTTTGGCGATCAAGCAATGTTCAGCTTCACGCATAAGGTTCAGAAAGTTGGTGACCTGCCAAAGAGCGCTCCTGATGGTTATGTGGTGGCGGTGGTGGGGGATAATTCGACAACGTCTGATAACTATTGGCTGAAGTACTCCTTGAAGTCGAAGACATGGGAGGAAACGGTAGGCTTTGATCTTGAAGTTGAAATCGACGGCTCAACGATGCCGCATGCTTTAATCAGGCAGGCGGACGGCACGTTTACCTTTGATGCGCTTGAATGGGATGAGCGCAAGATAGGCGATGACAATTCAAACCCCATCCCAAGTTTTATCGGCTACACCTTGCATGACATCTTTTTCTTTAGGAACAGGTTAGGGGTCATAGCTGATGAAAATGTAGTGATGACGGCGGCAGGCAAGTTCTTTAAGTTTTGGACAAACTCAGCGGCCACAGTGGTAGATACTGATCCAATCGACGTTGCTGTTTCTAATAATGCGGTGAGCCTTCTTCAGCATGCAGTTCCCTTCAATGAAGAGCTTTTGCTGTTCTCTGATGGTACGCAGTTTGTGATGAAGGCGGAGGGCGTGTTGAGCCCTAAAAGCATTCGAGTCGATAAAGCGACTGATTTTCTTAATACCCCAAATGTGCGGCCAATAACGGTAGGGCGAAATGCCTATTTTGTGATGGAGAAGACTGGGTCATGTGATGTGATTGAGTTCTTCGCCGGGCAAGATGCAATCATTGATGGTATTCCCGTTACGTCTCATGTCCCATCTTATATTCCTCAAGATATCCGAGTTCTTAAAGGCGCATCGGCTGATAATTTAATTGTTCTGAATTCACGTAAAGCCCCTGGCTCGCTTTTCGTCTACAAGTTCTTATTCAGTGATCAAGGGCGGGTGCAGTCCTCTTGGTCCCGCTGGGATTTTGGTGGTGGGAAATGGATTGTGAGTTATGAATTTATTGGGCCGTATCTCTACTTGGTGGTGGGGAATAGAAGCGGCTATTACCTTGAGCGGATGCAGACGAACCCGGATGTATTCGAGTATCCGGCCCAGCCATGGAAAATTCACTTAGACCGACTCGCTGAATACACACTGTCGTCTGAGGAGGTTGCTTTTGATGAGCACACTTTGGAGACGGTCTTTAATATAAAGAAAGTGTACGGCTCTATCCCCGCCGCAGGGGATTACTTTGTGGTTGATGAGCTTGGGGATGCTAAGGAGGTTCAATGGGATGTAGAGGGCAGTGTTCGCATTTATGGAGATTTCAGAGAGCAGCGTATCTGGATAGGGGAGGTCTACCCGTTTCGTTATACCTTTTCTAGATTTTTGATTAAGCATCAGAATGAAAATGGATGGGTGACAGAAACAGAAGGACGTCTACAGCTGCGGCGCGGTCATGTGAACTTCAATAACTCAGGGCCATTTACTGTACTTGTGGAATGCATTCAAAACAGTTGCGCCAGGGAGTCTACATATACCGGGCGGCAGCTTGGTTCCATGACGTCAAAAGTGGGGAGGATTCCAGTGGGAACGGGGCGGTTTAATTTTCCAATTGGCCGCGAGGCTACAGATGCAAGGGTGATGGTTTTAAGTACAAATCCCTATCCTTGTGCTTTCATCGGCGCAGGCTGGGAAGGGGTTCACTCACGGAGGACTTCGCAAATTTAAAAGAAAGGAGACAGTGTGTTTTCTATTCGTACAACAACGGACGCGCAGTTGCAGCAGTTGGCGAGTCGTTTAAAGCCCTTGGATGCAGCCGAATGCCGCGCTTGGGGGGAAACACCCGCAGGCTTTCTTAAGCGGGCATTCAGGGAGTCAACACTCTTTGTCGTGGAGCATCACCTTTACGGGGTTGTCGCGATTAGCGGCTACATCCGACAGCCGGACACAGATTACGCAACTGTATGGCTGTTGAATACAGAAAGCGTGGACAAGTGCAAGCTTGAATATCTCCGCAATTCTGAATGGATGTGGCGGGAAGGCTTCAAGCGGGCTGAATGCGCAGTGGCCGGTAATTTGGTATGGAGCGAACAAAAAGAACATCTTGAATGGCTTGAACGCTGTGGGGCGGTCATCGACACGGACAATGTTGTGGCTGTTAACAGCCAGAGTTTCTACCGCTTCACAATGACTAAGGAGGATATCAAATGGCGCAGCAGACCCAAGGGGCATTAGGAGGCGCAGCACAGGGGGCAATGAGCGGCGCTGCGATGGGGTCTATTGTCCCTGGAGTAGGTACAGCGTTTGGTGCAGTTGTCGGGGGCATTATGGGCGGTCTTAGCGGAATTATGGGTAGTAACGCAGAGGCGAAGGCGCGAGAGGCTCATAACAAGCAAGTCGAAGCAAACATCAAGAACAACATCATTGAGGCGAACTATGCGACTGCTGAAGCGGTGAGGCAGCAAACCATGTTGCAGGACTCAGCGATTGATGAACTGATGAACCAGAGAATTCAACAGATGGAAGCCAGCGGCTCAGTTCAGGCCGCAGCGGGCGAGACGGGGGTATCTGGGAATTCTGTCAGCACAGTCGCCCGCGCCATTGATGCTCAGTATGGCCGTACCGCTGCTTCTATCATGACTAATGTAGAAAATGAGTTTATGGCACTAGAAACGCAGAAAGAAGCGATTGTCCGGCAAGCGAATGCAAAGAGTAAATCCATTGCGGCTACAGGCATGCCTGCGGGCACTAGCGGCTTTGCGGATATGTTGAATATTCTGGGAGGCGTAGCCAAGGGGGCCGCTGAAGGATACGGAATCTATAACACTTACAGTAAATTCGCTTCAGCAGCTAAATAAGAAAGGGAGGAGGAGTGGCAAACAAAGAAATGATCACAATGAAGGGTCCGTATCAAATTGCCTCTCAGTTTGCGCCGAGACCCAGAGAAATAAAGCAAATAGCGTATTCTGTGCCAAAAGTCCAAGGCATTGATCCCGCACTAATGGCAGCAAAGGCGGCAAACGGTGCGAATCGCTCAAAAGAGCTTCTGGATGCTTTGATGAATAACGGCAAGCAGGTGGCCGGAGCGATGCAGTCTTTTGAAAAGACCGCGCAGGACGAAGTTACACGCTTGATTGAACAGCAGAAAATGTCACCTGAAGAGTTTGGGCGCTTTGGTGATGCGAGTAGGTTGCCGTTTCAGTGGAATCCAATAGCGATGAAGCTCTATAACCGTGATGTTGGCACACAGCTACTCGGTCAACACTTTAATGCGGCTCAGGCAGAAGTTTCAAATCGTCCTGGTATATTTGAGAAGACTGAAGAAGAGTATGGGCAGCTGCTAAAGGAGGAGACAATCAAACGGGCGGTGGCTGCTGGTTTGGATGCGGGGAATGAGACCCAACTGAAGGCATTTTCTGCGGGATTCACGTCTCTCGCCGTCAAAGGAAACGCGCAGTTCATCCAACAGAAATCGCAAATGTTGAGAGAGGATGCCTATAAGAAGGGGGTGGCAAACGCAGTTCCAAGACTTGCTGCGCTGCCAGCTGATGACACTTTGGGCATCTTTTCCACCTTCCAAGCTTTGGGAGACGAAGCCAAGTCTATTGGTGGACTGCATTATGACCAGTGGGCTGAAAATGTATTTAAGCGTCTTTCGGATGAAGGGCGCCTTGAGCATCTGGCCGCATTGAAGGATGTGACGCTCTCGGATGGTAAAACAAAGCTGGTAGACATGTTGCCGGGTGGATGGACAAATCTTGAACACGCAGCCTCTTCTAACGCGGCAAGGCTGGGCGATGGGGAAATTACAAGCTACAAGATCGAGCTAAATGATTTTATTCGAGACATCAAAGACCCATCCAAGGACTTTAGCACGGTGGGCGCGGCACAGAAGTTTACAGACCTGATGAGTAGGGTGCCTGCCTCTATGCGCTCTCAGGTGGCACAGTTCGACGCGCACTATAAGGATGCGATGGCGTATAGGGCGAAGAAGCAGGCAGCACTACAGTTTGAGAGTAATAAGCTTCAGATGGCTCAGAACTTCACCACACAGCTAACTAAGGGGCTGATAGACAACCCGCTTGAGCCGCATGTTTTTGAAGACCGTGAACTGGGCATCCGAGATATTAACGGCAATGCTCCGATGTTTACGGCCGAGGCCCAACGCAAGGCGGCAGGGCGCTATCTTGAGCAGGCGGCCCACAGTTTGGTCAGTCAGGTAGCAGGCTCCACGCCCGAAACTGTGGGAGGGCTTATCGACCAGATGTCGAACCTTCTTCGCGTTGCAGACGTGAATGGCCTCAAGGGAGCCTCTGGCAGCATCATTGCCCCTGCGGTCAAGGCATATCACAGCGCCTTACAGCGGCCCGATGTCTTGCAGCACTACTCGGTTAACCGCCAGCTGCCAGACGGATTGAAGAAAAGCTATATGTTCCTTTCCACGACCATCCGTCGAAATCCGGGGGTGATTAGCGATGAGGACAAGGAGCGAATCGGGCCAGCGATGGCGATGGAGGATGTTCTAGGCCTGGAGCCTGTGGAGGCCATGGCTATGCAGATGGAGGCGCTGAGCGTTAATGCTAGGCCTGATCCAAAAGATAAGAAGAACAATGTGGACGCGATCATTGATGACGCAGCCCTAGGCCTGTCTGCTGGTCAGGTGCAAGCGGCGCGTACCGCCGTCGAAGCGCGCCTACAGGCCGGCGTAGCGCCCAAGCAGATCAAGGAGGAACTGAAGGCAGGCAAAGGCCGCTTTGTAGACTTAAGCGGGGCGGGCGTGGCCGGCAGGGTGAAAAGTGATGTGTTCGCCAAGCAACAGGGATACCAAGACTTCGAGCAGAACATGCAAACCATTTTGACTGCTTCAATCCAGCGAAAACTTGGCGAAGGATTCAAGCAAGGAAGTCCCACTTCAATTTCTGTGAGCGGAGACAGGTTTATGGTCCGCCACGGCGCAAAGCCTGCAATCTTCATCCCCTTTTATAAGGTGCAACAGGACTTGGATACGATGGAAGAGCAGCGTCGAGACAGGCAGCTAAAAGATGCAAGAGAAAGCGATGAAAGATCGAAGGGTACGCTCGGCAAAGCAGTTTCCGATTTCTTGGATGAAAAGAACGCGGAGGATAGAGAACGGCTGAAGTCCATGAAGGCCAAGAAGAAGGTTGTGGCAAATGATGTGATTACGCCGGCCCTTGTTAAAGGCTACGAAGCTTTGGAGAGTGCATCCCGAAAAGGCGTCCGCCCATCGGGTATCCCTCTAACTGATTAACGAAAAGGAGAAGAGGATTAGTAAAAGCAACCCATACGCAGATACATATCAGAAGGTTTCAAGTAACTATGATTTCTCCCCTGGACTTTTGGCTAGGCAAGGCATGGCAGAGTCTGGATGGAGGCCGGATGTATTAGGGCCGCTGTTGAAGGGCAAGCGAAGTGGGGACCAACAGGCAATCGGCATTGCTCAAATTCTTCAGTCTACTGGCGCGGACTTCGGCTATAGCAGAGAAGACCTGCTTAACCCAGAAAAGGCGATTGAAGCTCAGGGCAAGATTATGCACCACTTAAAGAATAAGTTTGGTGACGAGGACAAAGCACTGATTGCCTATAACTGGGGCCAGGGTAATCTAGCAAAGCATTTGGAGCATAACGGTGGTAAGGTCAACTTAGCGAAGCTGCCAAAAGAAACACGAAATTATCTCAAGAAGATCAAAGATGTTCGCCCCGATCCCATCGCCAGCACAGAACAAGCCTATAAGCCTCTGTACGGTGACTCCACTCGAACGGATGGACAGAAGACAGCGCTAGAGGTGCAGGACGCTGCCTATGAAGCTGCGCGATTTCGAGAGTTCAACACAGTCGATGACAAGCATACTCTTTCCGGTATTGGCGATTCTATTCTTGGCAGCATACGCACTAATAACGCTGCATGGGCCTATATCGAGAACCAAGAGCTTAAAGGCGAGAAGCCTTATGTGAGGCCGGATGAAGCAGAGGACCGAACCTTAAGACAGGTTTTTTCAAATAGCGTTGACTACGATTTTGCGGTGAACCATTTTACAGGCGAAGAGGACATACCAGTACTGCAAAACTTGTTGAGCCGCAGGCGCGATGATGCGGCGAAAGTAGCGCGGTATGGCTTTATGGGCGAATTGATCAATATCGGCGCATCTCTAACTGATCCGGTGAATATCGGACTCGCCTTTGTTCCTGGCGGCGCGCTGACGAAGTTGGCCGGCTTTGCTACTACTTCGAGGGCCGCTGCCATGGCTTCCGGCGCTGTGGTGGGCGCGGCTACGAACATCGCCGCAGACTACGCAGTTAGCTCGCAAGTGGGCCTTGATTTCAATCCGACTGTATCGGGAATTGCGGGTGGGCTTCTGGGCGGGGCGGGCGGTGCCTTGGCGCATCACCTGGATAACTCTGTTGCGGCGCGTGCTCGATTGCAAGAATTGGAAACCGCAAGCGGTCAGCTGCTTGACGATGCAACGCGCCGCCAGCTGCACGCGAAAGGTATTGAAACCTTTCCTGCAGAAGACAGGCCGATGGCTGCCCACAATGTGATGAACCCTGTGTATGAGGCATCACAGAAAGAGTTTGCCAAGACTTACGGCGTCCGCTTTGACCGAATCGGACGACTGGGGAAAGCCGACGACGCAGGGCTAAGGGGATATGCCGCTCAACTCTCGTATGATCAATCGTGGGGCCATCAAGGGGCGACGATTGCCGAGGAGCAGGCGAACGGCTTCAAGGGCTTTAAGGCACTGGACTACGACTTAGCGCAGATCATCCATAAGTATCATCCCGAGGCGATGAAAGACCATGAAGCTGTGCGGAGGCTGGGCCGTGAGGCCGCAGATGCCATCACAGACACAAGCGGTCTGACGTATAAGAACGCCTCGCCCGCGGTTAAAGAGATGGCGGCAGCAATGCGCAGTGAACTTGCGGCGGCACATCAGGCAGGTAACGCGACAGGCATGTTTGGCGATCTGCTGCCCCCAAACAAACATTACATGCCCATCAGGGCGGATGTACACGCCATTGAGCGACAGATAGAGCGCTTTGGGGGCATTGAGCGCTTGATTGCGGTTACGGCTCAGTGGGCACGAAAAGCACTGCCAGAATCCTATGTGAAGACACGTTACCAGACAGCAAAGGAGGCTTTCGAGAAGGCTAACCCTGGCAAGGCCTACGGCAAGTATGAGGTACACAGCGGGCGCATTCGTGATGAGATAGCCAAGGGCTGGGCAGATGTAAAAATCCGCACCGGCTATTTGACACCGGAGAGCGCCGCCCATGGAGCGCTGCGGCACCCAAAGGCCGATTTTCTTGACCACGCCATCCCCTTTGACCGATCAACCAAAATCACGGCGGAAGATGGCCGGGCATTTGATCTCTGGGACTTGAGCGACGGCGATGTGTACAAGATGCTTGCGAACTATGGCAGGTCGTTTGCTGCTGAGTACTCCGTAAGAAAGGTTCACGGGAAATCAGCCCTGGAACACCTGAACGATGTGCGCGAGTCCGCCAATGGGAGCAAGCTAACTGCACGTGAGCGCGAAGCGTGGATACGCGAGTACGAGGACGGACTGACCGCTGCAATGGGATATAACCCCCACGCAACAGACAGCACGGCCATCAAGCTTCTGAACATCGTGAAGAACATGCAGCATGCGATGCTGTCGGGCGGATTCGGCATTAACCAAGCCGGCGAGGCTTTGGGCGCTGTGGCGAACCTGGGCTGGAAGGCTGCAACGCAGATGTTCAAGGGCCTTGAGCCTGTGATTAAGCTCGCACAGTCTGGCGATCGTCAGGCCATTCTTAAGTTACGTGCTTTCCGTAACATGGACATCCACGACTCCATGCGGAGAGGCGTGAGCGATACCCTGCGGGATGCTGAAGACCTCTTTGCTGGCAATGTGCCGGGCTGGATGAAAGGTGCTAATGCAGCAAACCGCTTTAGCAGGAAGGCCGCTACTTGGTCAAACAAGCTGAGCGGGTTTGAATGGATACAGCGAAATACTTCTGAGGGTCTGCGCACCTACATCCAAGACGCTTTTAATGACTTGGCGATGGGAGTGGGTAAGGACAGCAGCCTGAAGAAATTCCTAGACCCAAAGCGCTTGGCAAAGTATGGGATGGACGAGAGCAAGCTTTCGCGTATTAAGAGCGACATTCGCAAGTATCAGGATAAGGCCGGCTTCTACGATACGGACAGGTGGATGAAACACTCGCCGGATTCCTTTGCAGACTTCAGATTGATGGCGAATAGAATGGCAAAGGAAATGATCCAGCTACACCATTCGAATGATCTTCCCACCTTTATGAACCATCCGGTGGGCCAGCTACTGATGCAGTTCCAGTCTTTCCCTATGGCGGCTTGGACCAATGCGACACTCCCGTTTCTTAAAGAGCAAGACAGGGTGGCATATGGAAAGCTTTTGGGCACAACCATAGGAAGCGCTCTAGTCTACACCGCCCGTATGGCCTACAACTCCCTGAGTAAAGATGATCCTGAAGAGTATCGGGAAAAGTATCTAAGTATGGAGGCTATCATTGCCGTAGGAGCGGCACGCTCTTCCATGGCGTCAATGATTCCCTCTGTGACTAATACGGCCCTCAGTGCGGTGGGAGTTGAAGTGCCTGGATGGTCTGAAGCGCGTACCACAGGTAATGATTTGTCTCTTAACCCTCCGACACTCCAAGCCATCCAGCGGGCTATCTCGGTTACAGGGGCGGGAGTGCAGTCCATCTTTGACCCAGAGTTCGAGTGGACAAAGGGGCATCGACAAGCTGCAAGGCAGTTATTCATTCCCAACTTGATGCCTGTCGGCCTCGCTTTTGATAAAACATATGAGGCAGCCGCACAATACCTAGAATAAACAGAAAGGAGATTAATGCCGATTCCAGATTTTACAAGAAAGCCGAAGGTTAACGACTCTAAGTCTTTCGCAACATTTATTAGCGATGGTGTTACTACTGTCTACGCTTTCAATATTGAGTACCTGCGCAAAATATTCATGCATGTTGAAGTTGATGGCGCGGCCCTGACGCCGGGGCAAAAGCCCAATGAAGGGGACTGGTGGTTCAGCAAGGGAATGGAAATCACCCTGAAGACGCCCGCCCCAGAAGGCACTTCTCTGACAATTAAACGTCTCACTCCGTCCGACCGCATCGTAGAGTTCATTGATGGCTCTATCTTAAAGTCCACCGACTTGAATGTATCTGCGATCCAAACCCTTCACATTGCTGAAGAGGCGCGGGATTACATGGTGAATACCATTGGGACGGACTCTGACGGAAACATTGATTTTCGGTTTAAAAGAGGCATTCGTGTTGCCGACCCGGTAGAGCCACAAGATGTTATCAACTTCCGCACGTACCTCAATGATGCGGAGGGGGCGCACGCTGCGGCGAAGGCCGCGAAAGCGTCAGAGGTGGCGGCTAAGCTCTCGGAGGACCGGGCCAAAGCATCTGAAGTGGCCGCTAAGGCTTCTGAGGGAGCTGCTAAGGTTTCTGAAGCGAATGCCCTCAGAGATGCCCAGAATGCGGCAGGAAGCGCCGCAGCTTCAGCAGAAAGCGAGACGAAGGCCAAGGCGTCAGAGGTGGCCGCCAAGGCGTCTGAAACTGCGGCCGCGCTTTCAGAGGGCACCGCCAAGAACTCAGAGGATGCCGCGTATGGACATCGTATCGCCGCAGAGGGTTCGCAAGCTGCTGCAAAGGCATCTGAGGATACGGCAGGCTCCCATTCTGCCAACGCGACTGCAAGGGCCGCAGACGCACTAGGGAGCGCTGAAAATGCTAAGGCTTCTGAAGACAATGCCAAGATTCAGCGCGATGAAGCCTCTAAGAGCGAGACGAACGCGAGAGCATCAGCAGGGGCGGCTAAGGCCTCCGAGGCTGCGGCCTCTCAAAGTGCAGCAGCCGCTAAAGTTTCTGAAGATAACGCTGAGAAGTGGGCTAAGGAAGTTCAGGATCAAAACGTAGCAGAGGCCATTAAGCTGCATGACGCAAACCCTGGCGCACATCCTGATAAGCTCAGCACCGCATCCTTTCGAGAAGTAGTGCTTGAGGACGGCAATATCAAAGGCACGCTGTGGCAAGATGGCCACCTAAACAGTCATATCGAACAGCGTGCGCGGGCATTATCCATTGAAGAAATCCGGAAGCAAATAGCTGAGGATGGTAATGTCAAAGGCAGCGCATGGCGCGAAGGTATTCTGTCCACTCACATTGAACAGAGGGCTAGGGAAATCGCTAAGGAAGAAGTAGCGGCGATTAGTCGAAATCCTAATTGGCGGCTAGTGTTTGACAATGGTGTCAATAACACCACAGGCGGGAATTTCTCAGAAAACGTGATTGGGAAGTGGCTATCGTTTCATGTTGGAGCCACATCGGGTTTGCTGTCCGCGCCGGTCTTCATCGCACATGATGGCATCTCCTACATGACACACAGCCACTATTGGACGGGTGCGAGTAATGCAGTCGGCATTAGGATCGTAAACGGCGGAATGGGCTTTCAGGCCCTTAAAGCTAACGGTACTGTTGGCGGCCTTTTCTACGGCTGTACCGTCTACATTTTCGAATACTGACTCCGCGTTGGTCTAAAGGTCAGCAGACGCATCATAAAAAATGGTCTAAGGTTTTCCGCCTCATTAACCATAGAGACGGTATGGCTATGAAGAGAGTTATCCGCCTAGGCGATCCTACAGACCACGGTGGGGCGGTGACTGGAGCGTCAGCCACAACTTCCATGTTCGGCAAACAGGTGGCGCTTATTGGTGATCCGGTAAGCTGCCCCAAGCAGGGGCATGTCAACTGCGTAATAGTTGAAGGCGATCCCTCTTGGACTGTTGGCGGGCGTGGAGTTGCATTGGAGGGACACAAGGTTAGCTGTGGGGCTACTCTCATATCGACAATGCCCGAAGTCGGGCGCTCATATGAGGGTAGTGGTTCTGGTTCTGCTGCGCGTGCTTCTGCTGGCGCGGCTTTGGCTGCTTTGGTGGCTGCTGCCGCTTCTGCGCTGTTCAATGACAAGTATCAGCTAGTTGACCAAGATACCGGAAAGCCGCTTGCAAATCTTGCCTACGCCATTGAGCGGGCTAGTGGTGAGCTGGAACATGGCACTACGGACGCAGAGGGGCACACTCACTTGCTCGCCTCTGTTGCTGAGGCTGAAGACATCAAAATCTACGTGGAGTAAGGCAAGTGGCGAACCAAAGTGTAAAGTCTCCGTCCGGCAAAGAACTGTTCATTGTTGCGAATAAGACTCTTACGCCTGAATCGGACAAGTCTATCAAGCAAGTCCTGTTAAAGCGTGAAACCATTGAAGTGCTTGTAAGCGACTCCCGCGTCATTTCGATGGGTTCCCAATTCGGCCATACTGCTTTAGAAATTGATGGTACTGTTTATGGGCGGGCGCACCCTGGTTGGGATGTGGATGGCAGGGACCATTACCTTATGCGTCAACAAGTCAAGATGCATCGAGACACATGGGGGTATACTCTGAGTGTCTCCCCACAGGAAAAGGCGAAGGTTCTTGAGTTTATAAACAAGCAGCGAGCTGAAAACAAGCCTTACGATATAACAGATAACAGCTGCTCCTCTAATATCGCAGACGCTCTCGGTGCCGCAGGCCTTATTGCGCATGATCCTAGATGGTCTTTTGGGAGTGTTGTCTCCCCGGCTGATCTTATGGCGGGTTTAAGTCATTCTAAGCGTTTGGTGAAGAAAGCAACTTACCCTAAGAAGTGATTATGCGAAAATTCAGATTGATGTTGTTGTGCGGTGTTCTTATGGGGTGTTCAAAGTCTGGCATCCCTTCTGTGGTAATAAAAGATACTCCTGCATATTTGAGTGTGAATGACGCAAGGGAAAAGCCTTCAATAATCATTCGCGTGGGAACTGAATGCAGCGTCGGGGGCGTTTCATACGGTAAAGTTGATGCATATACCGAGGTTGTTTGTGCGGGTAAAAGCTGGTACGTACTCGATTCGGAGAATCTAAAGCCGGCTAAGTAACAAATTCAAATATCCATTCAAGGCGCTCTAAGAACTTCTTAGGGCGCTTTTCTTTTGTCTAAAAAATAGAGGAGGAAGTATGAAATGATCGAATATGACTTTAAATCAGAAATCATAAAAATATCCCCGGCTGCTGGCGTGGCCACAACAACAATCATGGGTATTCCATTGCAGGACTGGGTGTATATCGTCACAATTTTCTATTTGATACTTCAGGTTGTGGCGCTAGGCTTTAAAATTCATGATGGCAATAAAAAGAAAGGAAGTGAGGCAAATGACCGCAGCAAAGACGCGTAAAGATAAAGCCATTGCATTGGATGACGCGTATTTGGATATCCTTCTCGTCCACATCAAAGACCCTGATATGGCAGCCAATACCGCTTTTCTCAGCATTGTGCGGCAAACACTGAAGGACAAGCAGATAGAACTTTCTGAGCCTCCGAAGGACGGACCGGTTAAAGACATTCTGAAAGAGCTTCAAGATCGTGGTTTGCCTGTCTTCGAAAGTGGACGGCGCGCAGTACTAAACTAAAGGAGAATTAATGGCAGCAACGGATGTCTTGGACACCCGGAAGCTTCCACCAAACATCATCGCAGACGCATACGAAGATTTTAGAGTCTTCTTATGGATTGTATGGCAAAGCATTGGCCTGCCAGCGCCAACGCCCATTCAGTACGATATGGGGGAGTCACTTCAGAATCCTCCTTCTGATCGTTTCATTATTATGGCCTTCCGTGGTGCCGCAAAGTCCTTTGTGACTTGCGCATTCGCAGTATGGTGTTTGTGGAGGAATCCGAACCTTAAAGTAATGATTGTGTCAGCCTCGAAAGACAGGGCAGACGCTAACGCGGTCTTCATTAAGAAGATTATTCATACGCTCCACTTCTTGGAGCATCTTAAAGCCGGCCCAGAGCAAAGAGACTCACAGAACATCTTTGATGTCGGCCCCGCACTTCCAGACATTAGTCCATCTATAAAGTCTGTTGGTATCACTGGTCAAATCACAGGTAGCCGCGCAGATATCCTTATCTCCGATGACGTAGAGGTTCCTAAGAACTCCGCAACGCAAATTCAGCGCGATAAGCTTGGAGAGGCCGTCAAAGAGTACGATGCAATCTTAAAGCCCGGTGGACAGATTATCTATCTGGGCACTCCCCAGTGTGAGGCGAGTCTCTACAACGAGCTTCAGCATCGAGGATACGCTTGCCGCATCTGGCCGCTTCTTTACCCTGAAAGCGAAACGCGCCTTGCAAACTACGGCAGGTGCCTTGCCCCCCTTATTGCTGAGGCGCTGGAGGCCGATAGTAGCCTTGCAGGCACTTCGACGGAGCCGAGTCGCTTTGACGCTGAGGAAGTCGCTAAGAGGCGTTTAAGCTATGGCGCAGCCGGCTTTGCCTTGCAGTTCCTGCTAGACACCTCTTTGAGCGATGCCGAGCGCTACCCGCTGAAGATGTCTGATTTGATCGTGGCGGCTCTGGACCGTGAAGCCACGTCAATGAAATGGCAATGGGCCTCTGACGACTCTACAAGGCTTGCTGAGGTGCCCTGTGTGGGTATGCGCGGTGATGTGCTCAACGGGCCTTTCATGCGCTCCAAGGAGGTCTTTAGCTACACGGGGAGCGTCCTAGCCATTGACCCGTCTGGGCGCGGCAAAGACGAAACGGCTTATGCGGTGGTTAAGTTCTTGAACGGCTATTTGTTTGTGATGGAAGTTGGGGGCCTTCAAGGCGGCTACAGCGATTCAGTGTTAACGACGCTGGCACAGAAGGCGAAGTTCTGGGGCGTCTCAAACGTCTTGATCGAGTCCAACTTTGGTGATGGCATGTTCACCAAGCTGATAACGCCGTTCTTCTCTCGCATTCACCCGGTGGGCATCGAAGAGATTCGAAGCACTACCATGAAGGAAGCCCGGATCATTGAGACGCTAGAGCCAGTTCTAGGGGCACACAAGGTAGTCATTAACCAGAGTGTCATCACTGATGATTATCACGTCTACATCCGCGATCCGGCCTATTCGCTCTTCTATCAGCTCACACGGATTTGCAACGAGAAGGGCGCGCTGGCCCACGATGACCGTCTAGACGCCTTGGCAATGGCTGTCCGGTACTGGGTGGAGTACATGGCCCAGGACGCGGAGAAGGGCGTAGAGGCAAAGCTTGAAGATTGGTTAATGGCCCAGTTGGATAAACCAGAGGTGACAACGCGTAGGATGGATGCTGAGGGCTTTCACTGGCTCATGACTGGAGAAGAGGAAGGGCTGGATGTAACCATGTTCTAGCTGTCAGCAGAGAGTTGAAGGATTGGGCGCATTGAATTGATTGTGTTGTCAAGGGTGGAGCAGATGCTTTTATATCTTAGCCTAACTGAAGGTTCATCAAAGTCTTCACCAGACCGGCGCATGTCGGGTGTACGGCGGAGGTTCAACTGCTCCTGATACCTTTTGCAGTGGTCATAAATATCAGCCAAGTCAGCTGCAATGGGCTGTGGCATGTAGGCAATGGCGGGGACGACTGCGACCCTGTGGAACTGCCCAAGTTTTTCCTCGGTAGGGATGCCATAAAGCCCGGAAAATGCTCTCTGGAACGACTCTGCTTCTTGCAGGATGGCCAGCTGTGAACTCTTAAGCGCGTTCGTGTTCGCCTGTAAAGCTGCCCTGGCTGATAGTTTGGCCGCGAGGGCTGATTGGTACGAGTAGAACAGAGCAACCGCAGAGATGACCGCAGAGAGCAGCGCTACCCAATTTTGTCCCAGCCAGTTAATAACTTCCAT